ATCTTTTTTAGAATTCAATTGGTTTGTCTTCTACTGGTTCTTCGGTTGGTTCATCTTCAACACTTTCTACTGGATCCATTGACCATACCGGAGTACACCGACAATTACCATTCCATGAAGTTTTACCATCACGCATAACCCATAACGTATGCCACTCAGGTAACTCTACACAGAACACATCACCATCATACACAATCTCATCAACAATACAACTACCAAATTGAGTATATTTAGAAGTATTAATGCCGATACGGTAAACATCGTTCTTCTGAACATATTCACCATTTTTATGATGTGTAACTGTTCCTTTACGGGAATGGATGTATATGCTTGGATAAAAACCACATAACAATATAAGATAACTTAAATCATCACGAAGTCTTGGGCTTGAAGTAAATAAACTTCTTTCAGTAGAATGGTACTTGTTAGGTTTCCTTTCATGACCATCGCCAAGCACATAATTATCTAAGAAAATATTCAAATCATCTTTGCTTAAATCAAACACTTCTGATGGAATATATTTCTCATGAGAATAACCTAACGGTTCTAAATAATCATGTAATTCTTTACTATGGAATTCAAAGTAGGATTTACCAACATATAACTTAATACCAAGATATTCACTTATCCTTTCAAAGATTGGTTGAATAATCTCACGATTATCATTGATTTCTTGTGTAATTTTAATCGGATAACCTCTCTTTTTAGCAGATTCAGGGTCATGTAATATACTGCCTTCTGATAAGTACCATGCCATAAAGAATGCATAATCTGATGCCTTAAACTCCAAACCATTGACATTGATTGTTTCAATGCCTTGTTTATCATAGTCAATACATCGTAGGAACTTGCTTTCTATTGTTAGTTCTGTTGGTTTGCGGAATTGTGGTTCGTGGTATTTGCCTCTTTTTCCACCATCTCTTCTTTGATGTATGAAACAATCATGGTCTGGTGTAATGCAGACATCAAACCATTTATTGTGAATATGATACATTAATCCATGAACATTAGTTGTCTTGATTACTTTTACATAATCAAGGAATGCTGTTTCGTTGGTTTCCGGATTTAATGAAAGTATTTTGTCGGTTTCAGTTATATCATGGAAGTATTTCCATCCATTGTTGGTGTAGACTTTTGTGTCAGGCATATAGCAATTAGGATGATAAGGTGGCAAATCCTCAGTATCTTCTATATCAAAAACGATATCACCAACACCGCCGGATTCATCTGTGCCATAAGCTTCTTGACAGTATTCGCAACAGCCTTCATTACAGATTACACTATATGATTTGGCTCCCATCTCTTTTGCATTGAGATAGTTTGCAATGTTAGCGGCTCGGCAGGTTTCAGTACGGGCAATTGCTTCACACCTTGTCTTACTTAAACTATCAATTTTCTCACCAATCAATTGAGCAGTCTGCTGCGGAGTATTCCGAGCATTGTAACTTTCTACTGCTATTCGTTGCAGTTCAGATTTAATATCCTCACCAACATTCGATACCATAGTCATACAAGCCTCAGCCATAGTACCTTTCACAATCTCAGCATTAGCACCAGATGGTAAACTTGTCTGATTAACAACACCCGCAATCTGATTAACAATCTCCCTAACCGCTTCGGCATGAGCGCCAGTAACAAAACAATTACTGGCAGTATAGGGTGCGAGTTTCTCCATCCAAGTATCCAAGTCTTTACTGTTACGTGTCAAGCGTACAACATTACCCTTGACATCACGCATTAAAGCCTTCATACGTTTAGTATTAGGATTAACTTGCTTCTGCCAACCATTCGGGCGATTCAAACTTCTAGTAGCCATTATACTATTCCCGCTAACTGTTCATTAATCAAATTCTGCGCATCTTCCTGCCCCGGTAAAGGTGGCTGATAATTAAAATCAGCATCATCTTCCTGTTCAACAGGTTCAGTAGTGTCCATCTTAATATCCGCTTCAGATTGGAAAGCCTTAGCAAGTAACTCTTGAAATGCCTGATTATTACTATCCAATGAACCATTAGCTATGAAAGGCTGCAAAGCAGACAATAAACCTAAGATGTCTTTACTGTTAAAGGATTCAAAAGCAATATTAGGTGCGTTAGCTTCAACACCAAAATTCAAACGGGTCAATTCATTAACTACCTCATATTGAATTTCACTGGCAGCATCAGCAAGGATACCATCCATGATATACATCATGAAATCTTGCTGCGCATTAGCTTGAGCATAACTACCGGTCTGTGACATATTACCGAGTAATAATGTTCCTATGAACATTCTACGGAAAATCTGATTGTCTTTATAATTCAATATATTAAAGTAAGTGTCACCATTATGTGATGATTCCAGGATACCAACTTCATCATCTGTTCCAATGATCATACCGGTAGTTCCATCTGCGACATCATCAAATGCTGCTAACATATTGTCACCGCTGACAGTGTCATCGGTTTTACCATACATTGTAGGTGACCGGTTCTTGGATGCGAATGTCATTAACCAATCCATACAATCCTCTTTATCTTCCACGACCGGTTTGATTTCATTGAGTATACTGTTGCCTTCTATCTCATCGAATTCTTTATCAAAACTATAAACAATGCATTTGCTACGGTCAATATCAGCACTACCATAAACAGATTCCTGATGTATACTGATTACGTCACCGTTATCATCACGTACAAATGGCTTGTTCTGTAATGTTTTGATGTGTATTGGATAGATTGCTTTTATGCCTATCCTTCCATCTGGACGTAGTTTGTATACTTTTTCCTGTACACTGTAACCATAACGGATAGCAGTTAACATGTTCTTGACAACGTCACGGAATGGTATTTCCATGTTGTCCAGGCAATCTTGTATGAATTCGGTTATTTCAATGTCTTCAGGGTCATCACTGTTACTGGTTAATGTGTAGTTCTTACTGATAAGAAAATACTTCAATATCTCCAAACCCACTTTAACCTGCGTATCCTTCATAATGTCCTGATAAACTTTATAAGATAAGTTCTTAGTATTACGATTGAATAATGAGTCATAAGTATAGCCTCGGTTGTTAGATGTTCCGATGCTACTGTGTTTTGACTCTTTAACAGTCATGCTCTTTTTTAATGGATTGATTTCATTTACTTTTGCAGTTATTGTTGCTATAAATCCCATAGTTATCGTCTGCTCCTTCCATGTCTTTTTTTACTAGTAGTGTACTTGTTACGATTGTCCTTTTTAGTTTTTAATTCCGAATAAGCGTAAGATAGGGCGTCAATGATGTCGTCATGAGCTCCTAAAGGAAATGTTTTCAATTGCTCAATTAATTCTCCCCTTAATTTATCATCAGTGATTGCGATGTGGATTTTACCTTCATTGATTGCATCTTTGAAAGGCATTGCTCGGTCTACTTTACTTCCGATTGGTTCTGATTGTTGGGTGCGGTAACCGGTGAGGTATTCTTTATATTCGTTGTATAGGAATTTCGATGCGCCACCTTTGGGACCGGTTTCCATTAGTATTTGAATGTTAGCGGTATCTGTTTTAGCGGTTCGTTTCAGTACGTTTTTCAAGTCATCACCGTATTGTCCATGTTTTAAATCATTGACCACATAGTAATCATCACTGACTTTGTGCATTAGTATTCCTGCGGTGCTGTCGTTTTTTCCTCCATCTTCAGGACTATACGCTAAGTCCCAGCTACGTACACTTGCAATGTGGAACTGGGTTTTGTGGTCAAATAAGTCATCAAAATAAATATTGTCTATGGTAAAGAAGTCTCCGGTTTCGTCTAATGGTTGGCCTTGGTATTGTGCTTCAAATACTCTGCTTCCTACCTCTTCTCTTCGTTCTTCAAAGAATTCCGGAGTGTATCTGTTAGGCCAGATGCAAGTGCCGTCTTCGTTTAATGCTTTTAGTTCAATGAATCGGTATTTTTCAGGATGATGTTTTTTTAATCTGCCGATGATGTCTTGTGTATGCCATCTGGTCCCGAGTACAAATAATTTACTGTGTGGTTCGAGACGTGGGATGATGATCTCTTTAAACCATTCCCATAAGTCATCTAATCTTCTTTTGGTAGTGTCTTGAAAACCTTTGATTAAATCATCGCAGATACATATGTCAACGTCAGTACCGGTAATTGTACCTCCTACTCCTACAAGATTTATACTGCCTAATAGTTCGCCTTTACTGTTTTCAAAACGAAATGATGCTTTGGCATGTTCTGCTTTGGATAGGTAAATGTCACGTGAAGCCAATAGATCTGCATTGTCAATGAATAATTGTCGGAGTCTTGTACCGAATCTGTTAGCTAATTTCTCGTTATAGTTAACAATGAGTATGTTGAATTCTGGATTCATTAGTATTAGCCAGAATGGGAAGCTTAATGTGATTGTGGATGATTT